ATAAACTTGATGTTGGATAGTTTGTAGCATCTGATAAATCAAAAGCTGGTGTGGCATCTGAAGCACCTAATGCTACGCTTATGCCACCAAAAGAAACTGTAGAGTTTGCTAATTTATCGTTAGCAATACTTCCAGCTAATTGAGCATTAGTAATGCCTCCAGCTAATTTACCACTAGCAATACTTCCTGCCAACATAGCATTAGTAACTGTACCACTATCGCCTGAACCTACTAGAGTACCTGCTGATGCTGGTAAAGTTACAGTAGGATTACCACTAAATGCTGAGTGAGCCGGTGCTTGTAATCTTAAATAATGAGCATTATTACTTTCACAATAAAAATCTATGTATGATTGCGTACCACCATTTTTAATTTTAATAGCACCTTGAGATATTTGTACACCATTGGTTGAACCACCACCAACACCTAAAGATGTTGTAATCTGAGCTGCTGCTGGAATACCAATTGTAAGGGCATTACCTGAAGCAGAGGTTTCAATCTCGTTAGATGTACCACCGATTGTTAAAGTTTCACTATCTAGGTCAATGGCTATTGTACCACTGTCAGAAGTTAAATCTAAATCTTGTGCTGTAACTTGACTATCTACATACGCTTTGACAGATTGTTGTGTCGGTACAAGTGTTGCAGAGTCAGAAGACATATCATCTTCATCTACAAAAGCTGTAATGGTTATTGTACCATCACTTAATGAACCGTAAGTTATTGTACCGGTTGTTGTTATGGCAGATGAGCCATTGTCAATGCTTCCAAAGCCTGATGTGATAGAACCACTATTCAGTGCTCCGACTGTTGTTACGTTTGATAAAGTATCTAAAGCACTTTCAAAGTATGTTTCAAAATCTGTAAGGGCTACTTGAACCATTGTGCCATTGTCATTAACGACAACTCTGTCAGCATCTGCTAACGTTGTTGAAGTTGCTGATGTACTACCATCGACAATGTTGAGTTCTGTAGCTGTTGAAGTTACACCATCTAATATATTAAGTTCAGCAGTTGTTGAAGTAACACCGTCTAAAATATTTAGTTCAGCAGTAGTACTTGTTACTCCATCAAGAATATTAATTTCTGTTGCAGTACTTGTAACACCGTCTAGAATATTTAATTCTGCTGTGGTGCTTGTAACTCCATCTAAAATATTTAACTCTGATGCTGTCGAAGTTACACCATCTAGAATATTTATTTCTGCTGCTGTAGCTGTGACACCATCAAGTATATTAAGTTCTGCTGTAGTACTTGTAACACCATCAAGGATGTTTAGTTCTGCTGTGCTGGATGTAACTCCATCAAGAATATTAAGTTCGGCTGCTGTGGATGTTACTCCGTCTAATATGTTTAGTTCAGCAGCAGTTGAGGTAATAGCAGTGCCATTAAAGTTAATCGCATCTAAGTAAGCTATACCATCAATGTAAATATCTTTCCATTCTTTTGAAGAGCTTCCTAAGTCATAAGTGTTATCTGTGTTTGGTATAACATTTGAATCAATCTCAGCAGCTAAGTTAATGCTGTCAGTATCTGCATCACCAAAAGTAAGATTACCGGATATCGTGGCATTACCAGTAACTGTAAGATTACCACCTACTGAAACGTTACCTGTTGTAGTAACTGTATCTGTGTAGGTATCTTTAAATCTTAAACTTGTTGTACCTAAGTCAACATCGCTATCGGTGACAGGAATAATAGCTCCATCAGCTATATAAAGCTGTTGTACCGGATTGCTTGATACTTCTACATAAAACTCAATGTAGTTATTAGTCGTATCAATAAGCACTTTATTGTTTGGTGAAGTTTCTCCAGCATCACCAATCAATCCAATAACAGGACCTGAAGCAGCAGTACCATCGTGACTGTGCCCTGTCGTGTTACTAAAAGCGTTTACAAGTTGGTTATATTCATCATTAAATAAAGCAGCAGTGATTGTATCACCATCTGCAAATGAACTTTGTCGTGTATAACCTGCCATTATTTATTCTCCTGTTTATTCAGTTGTTATATCATCCATATAATTTTGATAAGCAGTCTTTACACTAGAAGTCCATGCTGCATTACATATAGCTTGTACTTCGGCAGACTGACTACTAATATCAGTATCTTCCCATGCAGAACCATTTTTTGTTGAAGGCGATAAAGTGTTTCTACTAAAAGACCTACTTATTTCGTTTCCATCATCTTTAATAATTATACACGTTCTTATTTGAATATATTTATATTCTCCAACAACTTCAATTTTGTCTTCGATTATTTCTTTTGTTAGTGCCATTTTATTTCTCCTTATCTAGAATCCACTAGATATAATTGTCCATATTTAGAATCTACTAAATACATATTAAGTTGTGTAATACCACAGTACACCTGAAACTTGTCCTGTTTGCCAAGGTGGGTTTGCAGAATATGGAGGAAAATTAAATCCTGTACCATCTACACCAAAGAATATTGTACTTCCACCACCCATTGATTTTGTAATTGCAGGTGAACCATTAAAAGCTTCGTTCCTTGTAACGTTTCCTGATTCTACATATGATGCACCACTTTGAGCAAAAGGAAGACCACTTATAACTGAATAGTCGTTTCCTGATGCTTGTGAGCTAATAGCTGTACAAGTAACTCCAAAGGTAATAAAAACAAGATTACCAAACTTTCTATATGTACCTGATTGTGATGAATAAGTAGCTGTTAAAACACCACCACTATATGCTTGTAGAACCGGTGTCCAAGTACCTTCTTCGTAATCGTCAAGTGCGTTAGCTGAACCTGTTCCACCAATATGCAACCCAGCAGGAGATACTCTTATGCGTTCTGTGCCATCAACAGCAAAAGTAATTATTGAATCACTTGCTTCTTGATTATCATCTGCAAATAATCTTATATTACCGTCTGTAGCTTGAATAAAAGCATCAGCATTATTGTCGCTATCTGTCATTTGAATAGATGGAGTTGATGCTGATATTGTTAATCCTGTTAGAGTATCTATTACTCCACTTGTTACTTTTGTTAATGCCATTTGTTTTTATCTCCTACCTGATGGTATAAAGTCTATATAAAATCCGTTAATAGTATATGGAGCTTTATTATCATCACTAATAATTGTAAAGTTATTACTGTTACCACTTCCTTGCAGTGGGATTCGTATCATTGGACTTTCTGCTCCTCCAAATACGTTAGTGTTAAAAAGTGCCTCACCAAACAATGCTGGTGGATTAATGCTACCTAAATCAAATAGATTAGGTGGCTGTGGTGTATCGGTATTACCGTAATCAAACCTAACTTGTACGTCAGGACTTACTACACCTTCAGAACTTGCAGACACTCTCATGTAGTGTAAAGTTTTTAAAGTTCCTAAATCTCCGTAATCGTAATCGGGTGTTCCGAATCGAGCAAGTATGTTAGACCCATCAAAGTCGTTACCTGAATCGTGTACGTAAACGTAGCCATCAGTATCACCATGATAATATTCTTCAATACCATTTTCGTTAAATCCTGAACCTATCTCCGTTACTTCTAGTGACCTTGTTTCCGACCATTGGAATCCATTGGGTCTTAATGTTCCTATAATGCCTCTTTGTTGATTTTTATTTAAAGAGGTATTTGCGTAAAATAATCTGTATTGTGATTTTTCTCTAATAACAATACTACTAACTATAAAGTTATTAATCGTTTCTGCTAAGTCTGTAAGTATTGGCTGTATAGCTTTACTAACAGTTCCTAACTCAACGTCACCAATTCTCGCTGTACCAGCAATTGTTCTTAGTCCATCCGGTGCTAAGAATATCAAGTCACCAGCAATCTCTTGAATTGTGTATGCACTTAGACAACCTACGTTTTTAGTAACTGGTATTATCACCGGTGTGCCATTTATATCTTGTAATTTAAATATACTATTCTCACAAAATATAAACAGTTCATTACGGAAACTTTTAATACCTACTACTTGGTCTTCTAAAGTTATTGAACCTGACCCTGTGCTTGTAAAGTCTGTTGGGTCTAATGTTCCACTATAAAAAATACTGTTTAAGTTATCTTCAACTCCTGCAACAACTAAATGTTTATCGTGGATAACTCCATGTGTTGCAAACTTAGAACTTGTAACTGTTATCTCACCACTAAAAAATGTTCTACTGGTAAAAGCTCCTGTACCTTCCATTCTAAAAAAGTAAGGTTTATTAGCTCCATCACAAATTACTAATACTCCATAATCAAAGGTAGCACCTTCAAAGATTGCAAAACTTACTTGTCCTTGTCCAGTTCTTGTTAAAGTACTACGACCTGTAAAAGCAGTATGGTTATCTCCACTTGATGCAACTGAACTTCTACTAATGTTAGTCCAACTTGTACCGTCTTGACTAAAAAATATTCCAGTACCTGCACATGCTACAACTCCATCACCGTAAGGAATAACACCTAATATATTAGTTGCACCACCTGTTGGTTGTACTGAACTACCTCCTCCAAACTTAGCAAACCCATTAATTCTTCTATATCCACCTTCGATAGATACTTCAAAGTTTCTAAGTTCTCGTGCTACTCCGGGAGTTTTAAGTAAGTCAATCTGATTTGCTGACTTTACTAAGCCTCCGTCACATGCAACGGTGTATGGTTGTGAACGTGCCATAATTTAAAAATATCTTCTATCGTCTGTCATTGCTCGTGGTGTTGGATTGATAAGATTAGACTTCATATATTTTAAAGCTTTCTTGTAATCATCCAAAGCAAAGGCAGCTTGTTGTGGGCTTTCTTTAAATTGCCACACATAGTAACGTACTCTAGAAGTTATTACGTTACTGTATTGTTCAGGGAAAACTATAGTGTCATCATGTGCACTAAGTTTTGTAGGTTTTTCAAAAGCATAGAAGTGTACGTTATATGCTTTATCAGGAATAGGACTGAGTCCAAATTTCCTTGAGTCAGGTGATTTAATTACAAAATTAGGCTCACCATAGGCTTGTGTATCTGCATCATCAGCATTCTCGCTATCTCTATAAAAACGTTTCCAGTCTGAAAGATTTAAAAATCTTAAACCTTTTGAAACAAATGGAGCTGATTCGCCTGATACATTTATTGTTGTAATATAAAAATCATCCCAGTCTATTGAACCATAATCACTTGCTAGATTAGAACTTCCTGATTTTAACAAGTACCATCGTGTACCTGCTGTTGTAGCAACGGTTACGTTTCCATAGAATGGGTCTGTTGCACCACTTAACCCTGCTGAAAAGAAAGGTAGTTGTGGTTCTTGATTTGCAATATCAAAGATAGACTTATTGACTGCATCCTTGACAAACTGTTGTA